CCGCTAGAGATAGTAAATCACACACGATGGAACAAGAACGACATAGCGGGGCGTATATTAGCTAATAATGATGGCAGCTGGTATGTGCTGAAAAGACCAGCATACAACAAAGACACCGACAGTATGCTATGTGAGGACTTCCTCAACAGGAAGACCTACGAGGAGCGAAAGATTTCATCCTTTAGGGACAACAATACCAAGATGATATTCCTTGCCAACTACCAGCAGGAGGTCATTGACATAGCTGGGGCGTTGTATCAAAACCTAAAGACGTATAAAGACATCCCGAGAGATGACAACGGCAACAGCCTATTGGAGGTCAAGGTATACATAGATACGGCTGACGAAGGGGAGGACTTCCTTTGTGCTATCGTATATGGCAAATATAGGCAAGAGCGGTACATACTGGATGTATATTATACTACTGACGCAAACGAGATAACAGAAATAGAGGTTGCAAAACTGCTTATTAGAAACGATGCAAAGACGGTGGACATAGAAAGTAATGCAGGAGGTCGTGCCTTTGCACGTAATGTACAGCGAATAGTGGACGAAAATCAATATCATTGTTCGGTAAAGTGGTTTCATCAGTCCAAAAATAAGCAACAGCGTATCAATAGCAACAGTTCCAATGTTCAGCAGTATATACTCTTCCCCGACAATTGGATGGACAGATGGCAGAAGTTCTACGAAGATGTTACAAGTTATCAGAGGGTAGGCAAGAACAAGCACGATGACGCCCCTGACGCTCTGACTGGCATCATTGAAAAGAATATAAGGGTTGCTTTTGCTGTTGCATAATAATAAATCATTTTTTTGTTTGTATATTGAAATTAATGTTATTTATTTGCATAAATAATGAAATCATATACAAAATAATTAACATTGATAATCAGGAGATAGGGCTACTTGCTCAACTACGAAAACAAAACTAAAACATGACAGCAAAAGCATTAGAATCATTTAAGATATGGAGGGCTCAATACTTCCCAGCATACACCTCATACGTTGTTACCCCTCCAACGCAAAGCGAAAAAGAAGAAGCAATGAGGATGTTTAAGCAATCCTTTTAATTATGTAATTAATATTGTGAACTACCCATATAAAATAAATTACATAATAAGTTACATAATAAACATTATTTTTGTAAAAATGTTTTATTATGTTTAGAGGGTTTTTCCGCAAACAAATATCAAGGGCTATCGGCTCTGTTATAAGCAAAGAGATTTTCAGGTTTATAGGGATGGGCAACCCCATCTACAAAGAAGCAAGCTTCGACAACTTTATTAAAGAGGGATACATGGGCAACGCTGATGTGTATTCTATCATTGATAAAATTTGCAAGACTTGTTCTTCTATAGAGTGGACGCTCAACGAAGTGGTCAATAAGAAAGAGCTCCGACACTACAAACAGATCAACAATGCCGCTACTATAAAGTCGGAGATATACCGCACAAAGGCATTGAAAGAAATACCAGAGCACAGGATATTAGACCTATTAGAACACCCCAACAATATACAGGGATATACGGAGTTCCTATGTAACTATGTAGGATTTAAGCTAACAACTGGCAACGCTTTAATCAATGGGGTGGCTCCTGACTTCGGCAAGAACAAAGGGTTGTTTCAAGAACTATGGTTGATGCCTCCGCAGCTTACGGACATAGTGGCGGGGGATTGGAGAGAGCCAATTAAGGGCTATAGGCTTAATATAACATACAATAGGCGACACGACATCCCAGCGGAAAACGTACTACATTCAAGGTATTTCAATCCTGAATATGCCAATGGGGCTTATTTATGGGGGATATCTCCGCTAAAAGCAGCGTTTAAAAACATCGCAGCATCCAATAGTGCCGACACGGCAAGGGTTAAATCCTTTATTAACAACGGAGCTATGGGTATCATCTCGGGTGATGCCCGAGACGAGAGTATGGCTATGAGTGGTGATGAAGTTAAAGCAGTAGAAGAAAAATATAGAGAGAAGTTCGGAGGCACTGAAAATATTAACAAGGTTTTATTTACCGCTGCCAATGTCAGATGGTACAATATGGGGATGTCGCCTGTTGACTTAGCTATCATCGAGAGCAAGAAATTAGATTTACGTACGCTATGTAATATCTACGGTGTACAGTCGCAGCTATTCAACGACCCTGAAAATAAGACATACAACAATCAAGAGGAAGCAAAGAAGTCATTAATCACAGAGGTGGTTATGCCTATTATGAATGACTTGAGGGACGAGCTTAATAGCTGGCTAGTAAAGCCCTATTCTTTAGCAGAAGGTAAGACATATTGGCTGGACTTGAACTGGAAGAACGTATCGGTATTGCAAGATAATTTTAAAGAGATGGCTGCAACGCTAGAAAAGACATGGTGGATGTCGCCCAACCAAAGGAGAACGATACAAGGGATGGATGTCATGCCAGACCCAGCGATGGACAAGATTTACATACCTTCATCATTAGTTTTATTAGAGGATGCAGGTAAGTCAACGTCGGTAGCCTTATAGAATATCTTACTGATGGCTTCTGATGACAGCCCCATCTCCTTGCCTAAGTCCCAGATGACATCAACTCTTTTGCCTTCCCTTGTCTTTACTTCTCTTTTTACGAAGTATTTAATCTCCAACGTCTTCTTTTGGTAATCGGTAAGGTTATCTAAAACCCACTGATGGGGTAGTTGAGATATGGAAACGTCTTTATACATATAAGAATTTTTGCAAAAGTAAAAAAAAACGACACCTTCAACAAATACCTTGTAATATATTGTACCTTTTTATTAACACTAAGTGCATTATTTTTGTAAAAAGTATTTCATAAAACACAATCACACATAATGAAGACCTTTTATCAGATAAAAGCACAAACAGAAATAAAGGATATTGACACCGAGAAGGGGACAGTAGCTGGATACGCATCTATATTTAATGTGATTGATAGCGACAGGGATATGGTAATGAAGGGTGCTTTTAAGAAGACACTTAAAGAGAGGGGAGTTGATGCTAAGATACCACGAATAAAACACCTATGGCAACATGATTCATGGACACCGATAGCAATCCCAACCACGCTACAAGAAGACGAAAAGGGATTGTTCTTTGTAAGTAAGTTCGGAACAGACCAGCCAAGCCAAGATAAATTACAACAGCACATTGACGGCATCATCACAGAATTGAGCATAGGATTCAACACCATCAAGACGGAAAAAGTAATAGAGGGCGACCAAATCCTATATTGGAAAATATCAGAGGTGAAGCTATGGGAATATTCGAGCGTCACATGGGGAGCAAACCACCTCACGCACATTGTAAGTGCAAAGGGAAACAAAATGGAGCAGATAGATATGCTTAATGCCAGGATGGACAAACTTGTAAAGGCATTATCTAATGGCACATATTCAGACGAGACTATGGAGCAGTTTCAGGTAGATCTGAAGCAAATCCAAACGCTATATAATTCACTTATCAAAGAGGAGCCGACAAAAATCACTCCAAAGATTGACGAGCCGAGAATAGAAATCATTACTAATTTATTTAACTAATTTAAAAACAATGAAAACAAAGAATTTATTTATGAGATTTTTAATCTCTGTATTTATGCCCTTCACATTTGCTATGTATATAGTAGAAGGTGAAGGGGGTGCTGGTGCTGACGTGCCAACAGAAAAAGAAAAAGCGTTATTTGGAAAAATCGAAGCAAAGATGAAAGAATTTTCTGAAAAAGAATCAAGGGGTTTGATTAAAAAAGAATACTTTGATGACGAAATGAAGAAGCTTACAGACCAACTTGATGCGTTAAAAGAATCAAGCAAAACAGAAGGGTTAACAAAATCCATAGAGGACTTAAAATTGGACATCCAAAAACAGATTGACGAAGCAGGACTTTCTATCACTAAGTTGAAAGAAACTGGTGTTTCTAAAAAAACTGTTACTTTAAAAGATGCTATAGCAAAAGCATTACAAAGTGACGAGTTTAAAGAGTTCAATGATAGAGGACAAAGAGGACAGTCTAAGGGGATACAACTGAAAGATGTAACAATGGGAGGTTTTACCAATGACGTAGTTACGCCAGAAAGAAAGGGGCCGGAGGTTGCTTTCTTGGGTCCAAAGAAATTTGACATTAGAGCAATCCTTTCAGGGGGTACTTCAGATGTTGATGTTCTTGACCACATCAAAGAAACAGGATACAGTAATGCAGCTGGATTTTTAGCAGAAAATGCTGCATCAGCTGAAAGTACTCTCAATCTACAACAGGTGAAGACTACTTCAGTACGTATGGGAACACATATCGACGTAAGTAAGAAGGCGTTGAGAAATACTAGTTTCCTTATAAATCACTTGACTAACAGGTTCAATGAGCAGTTGATTGAAACATTGAATAACTCTATTATAAACGGTGATGGTACTTCAAACACCGTAGATGGATTGTTTAACAACGCAACAACTTTCACAGCTGGGACATTAGCTTCTACTGTTGATTCTGCAAACACTGCGGACGTTATCTCTGCTGCTTTGTGTAGACTTTCTGAAATCACGAACCTTAGGGGTACAGCAATCTTTATGAACCCTAAAGACGTTTACGGTGTGAAAGTTACTAAAAGCTCAACAGGAGAATATGTAGAAAGTGCTGTTATGGTAGAAAGGAGAGCGGGTCAATTATATATTGACGGTGTTCCTGTGTTTGATACTTTCCATGTTTCTGCTGACGCTTATTTAGTAGGTGATTATTCAGCTACTTCCTTAGAATGGTATGAGACACAAGGTTTGACAATGAGTGTATCAGAACAACATGATACTAACTTCATCAAAAATCTTGTTACGTTCAACTTTGAAATTGAAGGTTTGTTACCTATCTACAAAACTTTTGCTTTCTTAAAAGGAACTATCTCTACTGACAAAGCGGCTATCGATTCAGGTTCTTAATTGTAGTTTTTAATAATTGGGAGGGGAGGGTAAATAACGCTCTCCCTTTTTTTTTAAACTATGGATTGGAAAAATAAAATACAAAACATTAAAGCGGGGCCGGTAAGCGGAGGATCCTTAGAGAAGTTCTACAAGAACTATCTAGTATTGAAAGATTTAATTAACGGATTAGATATAATAAAGGACGGATACAGGGTGCTAGACATAGGAAGCGGGAACGGAAGGCTTGCTATGGGGCAGGTAGATAAGGATATTGAATATCACGGATTAGAAATAATAAAAGGGTGTGTTGAATATTGCAACGAGGCTTTTATGGAATATCCTACATTTGCCTTTCATTATCTCGACGTATACAACAAGCGATACAACCCTATGGGAACGATACCGCCTGAAGCCATGATACTTCCTTTTGAGGATAGTTATTTTAACACCATAACATTGACGAGTGTATTTACACACATCCAACCTATGTTAGCCTGCGAGGTTTATATACAAGAGATTAAGAGGGTGTTAAAAAAAGACGGCAAGCTGTTATGTACATGGTTTACATCGCCACCTAATGCTCCAACGTTAGACGAGGCGAGGACAGTATATTCTATCGCAGAAATATTAGACGCATTAAAAGGATTCACTATTATAAAAAGTTTTGGAGGCGAAACAAAACAACCACACGACCAATTATTTTTAATATTATGTCCAAAATAGTACACGCAAATCATATAGAGTTCGGGTACGAGCTGTTGAGTGCTTTGCCTTATGCGTACTACCTACACATGCAGGGTGAGCTAGATGGCACTATAAGTAGCTTCGACACTTCGCCTTTATATTACTTCTCCCCTGACCACACAGAGGAGGACACAGGGCGGTCATGGGATAATATGGAGGCGGCATTACATTCAGGAGTGCCCAATGTAGCCATCCACAACCCATACTTTGACTTTAGTAAGTTTAAAGTGCCACCTTACAAATATCATTACAAGAATACTAAATACAAATGGGACAAGCCAACTGTAGTGATATGCAACAGAATTAATGAAGAATGGGGCAAGCCGCCGATAAACTATTTCAATATACGATGTCTAAGGGATATGTTTGACCTCTTAAAAGACAAATATACGATAGTTTATATCAATATAAAAGGAAGGGAGGAATACTACGACAATATAGAGCCTGTAAATATAGGAGACTTTGAACTATTAAAACAATATCCAGAGGTCATCAATATCCACGACTTTAAAGATGAAAGTTTCAATACTATACAGTTGAAAATATTTGCCAATTGCGAACATTTCATCACCATGAATGGAGGACATAGTATCCTGGCTTCTTATTTTGGAGGCAAAAATATCATATATAGCAAGCAATGTAAAGAGCTTCAAGTGGGGTCGTTTTGGCGATGGTATCCAAAGATAGGAGGCAGCGACATATACTACAGCGACAACTACGAGGGCTTACTACAGACCATCAAGCAGGTATATGTAGATGAGAAGCCAAAAGTAAACATACTGACAAGGGCAAGCAACAGAGCCAACTACATAGACGGATTAATGAACAGTATATATTTCCAAAAATATAAGAACGTGCAGTCAATATTAGGCATAGAGAAAGGGGCGGTTGATACATACACTTATAAATACAATGCCTATTCTACATATTATGATAGGATAGAAGTCGATAAAACCCTACATAAAAACACACAAAATTACGGTGCTCACTTCCCTTACAATCTTTATTTGAATGAGATGGCAAAAGAGGTGAAGGAGGGGTGGGTGATATACCTTGATGATGATGATATTTTCATAAATAACAATGCTCTTGATACTATTACTAATAGCATCACAGGAGAAGACGACTTGATATTATGGAGGGTGAAAATCGGAAGCATTATAGTTCCAAGCGATGAACATTTTGGATGTGAGCCAGTGGTTAAAGATATTTCAGGAATTGGTTTTATGTTTAATTCAAAACACCTAAAAGACGTAACATGGACAGAGTGGAGGCGTGGCGACTATAGGGTGATAAGCGAATTGTACAAGAAGCTAAATATAGTATGGATAGATTTAGTGCTGACAGGAACACAGAGAGAGTCAGGCAATGGAAGTGGCAAAAAAGATGATAAAATAATATTAACTAATAATTTAGGAATGATGAAATGTAAAGTTATCAATGACAGATTTAGGGGTAAACCCTTTCAGCCGATTGGCAAAATATTAGAGTTGGATGCAAGCACGGCTAAATCGTTTGTACAAAAGGGACTCGTTGTTATTTTGGACGCTCCAAAAGACGAGAAGCTCTTTGCGGAAGATGAGCTAGAGAGAGCTATGCTAACAATATCGGGACAGGGCGACATCATTAAAAGTCTTCAAGAGGAAAACCAAAACTTAAAAGCGGAAAAGATACTCTATGAAAACAAAGCAGAAAAACAACCATATAACAATAAAAAAATAAAAAGACATGCCACAACCATTTAAAAGCATACAAGAGCTCAATGATGGAGCTTCTGTACAAAAAGTTATCTTAGTAGACATAGATGGCAACCCCTATGCTTCGGGCGGTGGCAACCTATCTAACAAGACTATTACGCAGACGCTAAATGCGGGTGATAACACCGTGACACATACTTTAGGTGTTAATCCTATTGCTTATTCAGTAAAAGATGGAGGCACGTATGTAGCTACTACTGGAAACGATATTAATATAAACAATTTTAATGTCAATCTAGCAGGAGGGTCAATTACTGATGCTACAATAATCTTTATATATCAAGTGTAATGAAAAAATTAATCTTTATATTCCTTTCTTTGCCTTTGTTTGTCTTTTCGCAGACCAATGTAACAGAGAATTATACAAAGCCCTACTTTCAGGGCAATGTGAAAGTGAATGATACGCTGGGTGTCGCAGGTGAAGCCATCTTTCATGATACCGTTAATGTTCAAAAAGCTATACTGTATCCTGATGGGACTATCGGGACAACGGCAGGAGCTATGAGCGTGGACAACGCTGATTCCTTAGGAGGCATTGAAGCGGCGGCATATATGTTACTTTCCGATACTTCTTTTGTGATAACAGAAACGGCATTGATAGATACGTTATTAAAATATTTTGATTCAACGGCAGTCAAGGTATGGGTAAATGCACAGGGATTTCTTATCGGTTCAGATACTACATCGTTGTCAAATCGTATTAATTTAAAGCTCAATAAATCTGACACGGCATCATTATCTAATAGAATAAACCTTAAATTGAATAGTGCTGACACAATCAGTTTGAGTAATAGGATAAATTTAAAGTTAAACATCACAGATACGACAGGAATAAGCACAAGGGTAGGGCTAAACACCGTTCATAGGAGTTCTAATGGTACAGACCATACATATATTGACCAAGACCTAAGAACTACGGCAAGTCCCCAATTTGATACCATTAAGACACAAGTTGTAACAATAGGCACAGATACCATTGATGGGGGTATTAATGCAACGGCATTTACTGGCAATTTAGCTTCAAGTGGAACGCCAGCAGATACTATCTTTGCGAATGTATTAAGCGGAAAGACTATATCACCGTATTATTTAGCTCAATTACTTACTAATGGTGATAGTACGATTACAACAACAGATGCGGGTGCTTATTACACTACTGCTCTCTGGAGGGATACATTGTTAGAAAACTTTACAGCAACTGATTCAACACTTACATTGGATGCTACTGGTAGTGGGTATTATTTTATTAATTTTTTCGCATCATTCAGCTATTCAGCAATAACACTACAATCAGTATACTTTTCATTATTCATTGATGATGTTAAAAATGAAACATTTGAAGCAGAGTGTACCCCTACTCTGTTAGGCATTAGCAATACTTCATGGGGTGCTAGAGTGTGGCTGGATGGAGGAGAAGTATTAAAGATTAAAGTAAAGGGAACTGGTGCTGGTTCTACAGTAACGATAACACATGGGGGATTTGGAGCTAATAGATTATAACTTTATGAAAAATATATTATCCATATTAATATTATTCCTGGCAGTAAATTGTTTTGCTCAGAACGCAATAAAGGTAGGGGATAAATGGCTTACCGTAAACAATAAAGTCGTTAAACATGGGGTTAGCTATGATGCTGATGCTTTGGCTTTATTTGCCGCCATGACAACTCCCCCAACAGATGCAAGAAAAATAGCAATAAACAACTTCATATTAGCTTTAAAGGCAGGGAATGTATGGGATATATTAGATGCCTTATACGTGCTTATAGCAGCCAACGCCCAAGCATCTCTGATTAATTGGAAAAATCCCTCCCTTAATGCTACTAATGTCAATGCAATGGTATTCACCGCAGATAATGGATATGCTTCTTCTGCTACAAGATATCTCAACTCTAATTTTAGACCAAGTATAGATGGTGTTAATTATGTTTTAAATGATGCTTCTGTCGGTATCTGTCTATCATCATCAACTGGCTCGCCATACATAACAGGGACGCTGTCAGTACTCGGTAATAGGGCTTATCTAAAATTAGATAATGCTGGTGCTCCTGCTGACCAAGCTATGAACGGTGTTAACATAACGCCTTTAAACGCCTTCGGAATTACCACTGGAATGTTTCATAATCAAAGGAATAATAATACAACTATAGAACAGTTTGCTAATGGTGTCTCTGTAGGGACAACGACAAGTAATAGTAATTCCTTATGCCCTTTAGCATTCTTTATCGGGGGACTTAACAATATTGGCTCTTTCACCAATGGGTTGG